TCGGTTTCATCTTGTTTTTTTGAACCACATTCAACAAAATTTAACCATGATAGAAATTTAGGTATTTCTGGAGTTTTTTCATAATAATCAAATTTACATATTTGACAAATGCGCTTTATTGCTTGCGCTGTTGTTTTATTTTCAATAAATTCAACTAATGTAATAATATCTCTATATTTTTTTTGTTGAAATAAAGGTCTTGTATGATTCTGAGTTAAATAATTATCAAGATATACGTTAATTGCCGTTGGGTTATCACCTGTAATTGGATTACATGCTGTAATTATTTCTTTTTGATTGATTCGTTTTTTGTCAATGGAATGACAACCAACGCTAGACAATATATTTTTTACTAAATCTTCATTCAGTTTATTTTTTAATTGTTCTGAAGTCATTGATTATCATCCTTTCTATATAATTTATATAATAATTTAATTATTCATCATTAAATACCGCATATCCTAATTCTTTAAATATCATTTTCCCTTTGTCTACCTCATAGATTATATATCTTTTATCATTTCCTCGACGGTTTTTGTCAATAAATGTCAGATAATATATTTTATGGATATCTAAGGGATGTATCTGATTATCAATTTTAACTTTTATGGTTTCTTTATCTTTGCTATCTAACATACGACTCATTTGTAAATAATCAAGTGAATGCTTGACATGTTTAGCAAATGCTATAGAGCTTGATCCAAGTACTTTAGTTAACAAACTTTCATCAGTCATTTGCATTGTTACCCATAAACCCATGTTTAATCCACCTTTTGCTTCTGAACCAATCATTTTTTTTAATTTTTCGGCTGTATATGAAAATTGCAACCAATCAGGCATACTGTTCATTTCAGTTCCTTTCATAGATTTAAAAGTATCAATAACAGCATAATCAATACCTCTAAGTTTATGTTTTTTTAAAATCATTCTTAATGATTCATAACTCCAATCTTGAATTTCTAAAAAATGAATTTTGCTATTTTGCTTAATATATTTAGCTGCTTCTCTAACCATAACATCTTTGATATCCGTACATTTTCCTAGAGCTATTTCTGTCTCATCCACAAGCACACCATATTTCGAACTAAATACATTATTTGCAATACAAGTTAATAACATTAATTCGATTTCTATCATTTCTTGCTCATTCACCATAAATAACACTGGCGTTTGTTTAACAATACTTAAATATGCCAAAATAAATACTATCCATCGTGATTTACCAAAACCAGAATGCAAAGCACTAGCAAACATTGTTGAAGTTGCCCATCCTCTAACCAATGAATCAACAATACGAAAAGGTAATTGTATTCCTATGCTTGGACTTTCTTTTAAATTTTCATAAGTATCTAATATACTATTTCCCAATACTACGCTATCATTTATACCTTTTATACAACTTCCAGCTTTCATCAATTGAAGTTCAAATGCCTTTAAAATTTGATCTGTATTTTTATCTTTTAATTTATCAAAAAACTTTCTAACGGCAAATCCGTTATTATCTAGCTTTCTTAAAACATTATATGATTTTAATTGCTCATATTGTTTTTTAAAATCATCTGATACCTCTGACATTGAAGCTAATCTTTTGAGTGTTCCATAACCTCCCATATCCTTATATTTGTTTTGATCTGTTTCGGACATTTTAGATATAGTAATATTTAAAGATGTTTCGTTGATAATATCGCCTTTCAAGTATGTAGATGTTATTAAATTATATAAAAATCTAAGATTGTTTTCAGAAAAATCATCTTCAGGTATTATCAATTCAATATATTCATCTAATATTTCTGGTTTTCTTAAAATCATACCAACTACTCTGCTCTCAATAGGAATATCTTGAATAATTTCCATAAATAATCTCCTTTAATCTAAAAAATCATAATTTTCTGATTTGATTGTTTTAGTTTTAATTGTATCTCTATCGATTAATTCAACTATATTATTATTTAATTCATAATCTTCTACTTCTTTTGCCAACTCCCTATTCTTTTTCCTTTCCACATATGTATTTATATTTCTTCTGATAGCTCCAAAAATATAATTACCCTTTTGAACATCATTATCGAAGATTATTTCCTTCATACGACTTGCAAAATTATTGTTTACTTCTATACTTTTCAAACATCCTAAAATATCTTTAAACTTTACTTTTCTGCTCAAATCCTTTAAGTGTACACATAACTCTTTTGGTGATAAAACGCCAAAATATTTATTTTCAATATAAACGATTAATTCTTTCCAATCGCTTATTTTTTTACTTTCAATTTCAAAACATTTGATATGGCTTTTAAATGTATCTGGTTCTCCATTAGGTTTTAATTTAACATTGCCTTTTCTATCTTTCTTTGGTTCTTGATATAAATCTTCAGTTTCAATTAACTCTTTACAATATCTACATTTATATTTCACAATTTTACCCTCCCTTTTGTCATTTTGATTGAAATAAGGTGACTATTTCTAATCACCTTATCCAATTTCCGCTTATCCTTATTGTATAACTTTTACATTTCCTATCTGAACACCAAAATCCATGCATTCCCTATATGTTCCATCGCCCATAAACAAATCAAGCTTATGCCCTTTAATTGCCCCACCAGTATCTCTAACAGTGTAAATCCCATTATATTTTATTGCTATGCCCTGAAACTCTATTGATACTTTAGTTCCAAGAGGCAAAATCCTTTTATCCGCAGCTATTGTCATAGCTTGTATTCTGGATTTATTTGCTAGGTTAAAACCTGTGCAAGTTAATCCAAAATTCGGATTTGATCGAGATTTACCGCAACTTGCAACACTTAATTCATAAGCAGATACTTTAAATATCATTTTGTCTGATTTATAAATCAGTTCTTTTGGTTCTGCTCTTGATGATAATGTTACATTAACTGTTGGTTTTACTGTTATTACTGGCGTTTGTGTAACTATTGTTGTCTGTTTTGCTGTAGGTATTACTGGTTTTGTTGATACCGATAGCGAAATTTTATTTGGTTTTATTGCTTTAGTTTGGTTAAAATTATTATTTATATTATTTAATTGTGTTGGTAATATTGAGGTTATTAAACCCCAATACATAATTAATAGCAACGCTAATCGCGTTCGCACTTAACCTCTTCAAGTTCTTTAAGTATATTTTTCGCTATCTGTATGTCTGTGATGTCATTTGGACTATCTAATTCGTATTTCATAAGCAAATCCTTGATATACGCATTATCAATCTTCCCTTCATCGCGTTTTACTTTCATGAGTTCTATTATTTGTTTGATTGTTTTGGGCAAGTCTCTTTTTAATAATTCTTCTTTTATTTTATTATCTTTTTCTTTTTTTTGTTCCTTTTCTAACTTTGCAATATTAACTTTATCACCTGATTTCTCAAGTTCTTTTTGTATTGCATTTTTAAATGACTCTCTAAATCTATCCATTGCTTCTTGTTCGGTGTCAAATAAGATACTTTCATTAATTTCTCCAACTCTCGATCCACCATTAACCATTTCATTGCCTCTTAATACTAATTGGCGTTTATTAACTTTTTGCCCATCTTCAACAACGACAGTGCGTTCACCGTTTATAATAAAATCCACTAGCGGATATATTATTGCAGCGCATCTATCTGACATTGTTGGTGTATATACATCATATTCTGGAGTATTTTTTGGTTTAATTGTCTTAACTTTATTATGAGTTATAAACAAAAATGTAAAACCTAAATCTAAAACTTTAGTTATTTTGTTTAAAAACTCTTCATCAGCACTACTCCAGCCTTTGCCATGAGGTATATCGCCAATAGTTTCTGCTCTAGGTGCATCAATGGATTTTCTACGATTATATTTACGTACTGTATATTCCTGTACATAAGGATATAATCTATCTATAGTATCAATTACTATTGTTTTAACATCATCACCTATTTTTTCTCTATTGTCTTCAAGCAATGAAACAAAATCACAAAAATCATCCCAACAAGTTATTTTTCTAAAATTTATTTTTTTTGCCTTATATCCTGGCTCGCAAGCCAATAATATACAATTGTCATACAATGTTGCGAAAGTTGTCTTTCCAAATTTAGGTGGAGCTTGAAGTAATCCACTGTATTCAGTAAAACTTACTTTTGGTATATTTTCTTCTACTCCTAATATTGATAAATCAAATGCCATGTTATAAAATCCCCCTATATATTAATTTAATTGTCATAATTCAAGAAATGGCAAACTATCATTGTTATTACTATTATCCTTTAACACATTTGACCAATCAGACGTTTCGCTTGATCCAAAAGAAGTTTTAATTAAGTCAGATTCTTTATACATCTTTTGAACGTAGCTTTTTTCATTTGCGCCTGTTATTTCTAAACACTTAGTATAATTTTTAATTGGTTGTCTTCCCCATGCCCCATTACCTTCTGTAACGGTAACTCTATTATGTATTACTCCAAAAACCTCTAAAAAATCACCATATTTTAATCCTTTAAATGTTCTAACAAAATCAGGATCAGAGTTTTTTATATCAATTTCAAAAGTTGCTGGATTGATAGATTCGCCTTTATATCCTATTGTATAAGCTCTTACTATCAATTTTTCTTTATCTTCAACTTCAACTTCATTTATTACTATTTCTTGAGTAAATTTATTTAATTCTTCAAAATTTTCATTGCTCAAATCAAATGCTTCTTCAGATTTATACATTCTTTGGATAATAAATCTTGTTTGTTCTCTTGTATTGCCCGAATTATCTTTATATGTTGAAAAATCAATTTTTCCAACTATAACAACAATATCGCCATCATGAAATTCATTATTAATTTTTTCAATTTCATCAAATTCAACAGGAATTAATTGATAGCCATTTGGTGGAGTCTCATGTCTTTTATTCCAATCAACTAAAACAGTTTTTTTGTTTTGATCCTTTTCATCTTTGTTATAAAAACAAACCTTATCTTTCTCCATTCCAAAGCATTCGACTGGAACAATATTATTTCTATTTGTTTTTAATAAAAACCTTATCGATCTAAATTGCTTTCCTTTTGATTTTCCTTTTTCACAAACTCCTTCTTTATAACCATTGTTTTTAACTGGATTGTCTTTGCCAGTTACTACGCCTCTGAAAACAAAGTTACTTTTAGTTTGAATTAATTTATTTTCATCTATATTAGCCATATTAATTATCCTTTCTTAGTTTATATTATTATTTATATAATTATTTAATTGTATCAGTTACATTTAATAAGTTGCATCCATCGCTTTTGCTCTAAAACAGTTTCATCAATTGTTTTTTTACTAATGTCAATCTTCCCACCAACAACCATATTTCTCTGCAAAACTTTATCTGTAGTCTTTTTATCTTTTTCGGTTACAATCTCCCATATAAACGGAGATTTATTAACCATAGCACTTGCTATTCTAACGCAATTAACTTTAAATTCTAAATCTCTCATTTTTCGTCTTATTGTTTCAAGTGATTTAGTTAAATGTGTAAATATGGCTTCATTATCTCTACCAATTTTAAATCCTAAATCAGTAATTGCTTTTTTAATACTATCTAAATATTCTTGTTTTTTTGTTTTGTCTGGATAAGTTACATCCCATGTCATATGTACCGCAGGATAAATTTCAAATGGTGTAGCTTCATCTTTTTCTACTTTTAAAGGTTGATATATGCCATTTTCATCAATCCTAAGTAGTTTCCTTATTTCTTGTTCTTCAAAAGATAAACCTATTAAATCAACTTTTTCCTTATCTCCAACAACTTCTTTGATGACTTGTCCATATGCACATTGTTGGCACTTATAATAAGCAATTTTAAT